CAGACAAAGGAAGGTCAGAAAGAAGGGGAGCCTTTACCTATTAATAATAAAACTATAGTTAATAATAAAAAGGTAAAAAATAAAATTTCAAAATTTCGATTCAAGCAAGAATTAATCCCTTTCGTATTAACAAAACACGCGGAACGAATTGCTTTCTTTTGGTCGGTTAAGTCAGGCGCTAAAAGTGAAGCTTCATGGAAACAACTTCACAGGGGATTAATTGATATTCAAAAGAAATATGGCGACGCCGTTGTTTCTGCTCAAATTGAATTGGCCATCGTTGGCGGTCCTCGCGGTCCTTGGTCTTCAATAACCCTTGCCAACTACGAGAAGATTAACGGCGGCGGACAAGCCAGCAAAGAGCCGGCTCCGTCCGCTTTACAATCTCGGGTCTTTACAGCAGCAGGAGGTTTTGAAAATTAATGGAACCCGCATTCGAACGCTCGACAATTATCCGCCTTTTAAAAGATGGATTAACAAAACCAAACCCCGCTAACCCAGAAGTTCCGATGTGGACGCTTAAAGACCTCGATCAATTAAGCCCCGGAGTCGCGGAACAAATCGCAACAGCAAACAATCACCCGACGTCTTTCCCTAATGGATATATAGGCGTTCAATTTAAAAACCTTGCTCGGGAACATTTACCCGTCGGAGAGGCTGTCGAAATTATTGACCCTAAAGATTTAGAGACATGAATCAGACAGACCTATTCGACCAACCAACCGCGCCACATAACAAAACAGAAACATCAATCGAAGCGGCAATTGCTATTCAGCCCAAAATAAAAAAGGGACAGCAAACAATTCTAAATGCCGTTGAATTAGCTCCAGAAGGATACACAAGAGAAGAAATTGCAACCGCGACAGGTTTGCCCCTTGCGACTGTTTGCGCTCGCGTCAATGAATTAGTGAAAGATAAAAAACTTTCTTGTCGGATGATATTTGACCCGAAGGCAAAACCGTCTTTAATACTAAAGAAGATAACGAGGCCAACAAAGTCAGGACGAAAAGCCGAAGTTCTTTTTTTGTTTTGATTCTTTTTCCTACTTACACCCCCCCCCTTAATAATTGATTAATGAACCAAACAAACCCGTTCGCAAAATGGCAACATTGCCAAACCTTAAAAAGAAAACCAAACGCATGGTCAGGATTAAAACTTGAACCGCTGCCAATCTTTCGAGACGAAGCAAGACATAAATATTGTTGGGAACCTACAGGCGAATGGTTGGCCTTTTCAACAACTCAAGCTTGCAACGATAAAAGCCCCGCAGCTATGGCAAACATCGAAAAATATCGACACGTTTGGGAACCTCGCGGCGTTCACGTTCATTGGACTTTGCAACAGAAAATGTTGGGAGATCCAAAACCAGACCCCGGAGATTTCAAAGAGTGGGTCGAGCCGTTAATGAATCACGAATATTGGAAAAGCTTCGAGCCATACGCCGTTGAGTACATGCTGTGCGATCTTTCGAAATCGGTAGGCGGACAGTTGGACCTTCTGGGATATGACCACGCGGCGAATCAACTTGTTTTGATTGATTTAAAAACACAAGGAAAGAACAAAGGCATTTATTCAACCGATGCTCAACTTGGAAGCTACGTCGACGCGCTGGCCAATCATCATGGAATCGTCGTTGATGCTTGCCGAACGGTTTGGTCGAGACCCGGAAAAACAGTCATCGGAGAAATTCAAGATCCTTTGACTTGTCGGCTTGCATGGGCTGACGCGTGGGCAAAGTTCGAAGATAAGCAGGAGTTCTTTTAATGGCTTTAATTTATATCCCCGTCGTTGGCATCCCTGCGCCTCAAGGAAGCAAAAGGCACGTCGGTAATGGCGTAATGATTGAAAGCAGCAAACGCGTCAAGCCGTGGAGGCAGGACGTCAGAGAAGCCGCTCTGAGATTTTATGATGGGCCTCTTATTGAAGACGCTGTTGACGTTACGATTGTTTTTATTTTTCCCCGTCCGAAGAGTCATTACGGAAAAGGCAAGAACGCGCAACGCTTAAAACCATCCGCGCCTAAATATGTAACAAGCGTTAGGAATGGCGACCTTGAGAAATTAGAGAGAAGCACTTATGACGGACTAAGCCAAAAAGCGGGCGGGACAGTTTTACAAGATGATTCGCTTGTTGTGAAAAATTCCAATGAAAAAAGATATTGCAAACGAGGCGAACACGCGGGCGCGTACATCTACATAAAAAAATTAAAGAACGTCCAACAACATTTGAAAGTCGTTTAGGTTGACGGTTCCAATTGAGAAGGTATACTAAGGAAGTCCCTTAGCCTAAACAATGCCGAACCAACCGAAACCGAAAACGTTAAACGAAGCATTAATCGAATTTAAGAAAAACGCGCCGAAGTTAATCAACACGAAACCGGCGCACAATTATTCTTATTTGCCTTTAGAAATGACGCTTGACCAACTCAATCCGGTCTTGCTTGAATATGGCCTTTTTGTTTCACAACCTTTTGGAGTTACGCCACAAGGTCAGCCCACCGTTGTCACAATTCTAAGGCATGTATCAGGCGAAGAAATAAAAGGAGAAATTCCTTTATTTATTCCAATGCTTCCTGAGACGACCCCGCAGCATAAACAAATGTTTGCATGGGGCGGCGCTATTACATACGCGAGGCGCTACAGCCTTAAAAGTATTCTTGGCCTTGAATGTGACAACGACGACCCGGAAACAGAAGACAAAAAGCCACAACAAAAAAACAGTTTTAGCAGTAACAAAAAAACGGGTTTTAGTCGCAGCCCGTCCGGCTTGAATAAGAAAACAGAGCCACCAAAAACTTCACAAAAAAAGGAAGAAAGTATTGATCCTAAAGTTTTAGATCAAATCAAAGTTAAGCTAGCTGATCCGCATCTTTCAGCAGATAACAAAAACCACGCCAAAAAACTTTATAAGGCGAAGTTCAACATCAGCTCTGAGAATTTGGCCCCTAGCCATATTCAAACAAAAGAGCAAGGCGACTACATGTCCCACTTATTAGACCAATACCAGAGCGCATAAAATGAGTCCCGAGGCAGCCGAACATTCTGGCGAACTAATCCGCCAGCAATTAAAAGAACGTAATCAGACTTACAACCGTAATATTTTTACGGTTCGAACTGATGACGAAGAGGCCCAAGCCTTGCGGAAAAAATGCGATCAACTAGGTATTAAACCAAACAAATTCATTCGTTCCCTTATCCGAAAAAACTTAAATGGCTGATTTCAACGAGTTCGTTCCCGCTTTACCTTTTACTTTAAAGTGGTCTTTAAACGATAATCCTTTTGATGATTCCGACGCGAATCCAAAACAAATGTCGATTGCTATCCCCGTAAAATCTGCGGATGCTTTAGCCGCCCATATTTACAAAATGGCAGCCGATGAAAAATATATAAAGAAAGACAAGAAAGTTTGGAACCCTGTCACAAGACAGGAAGAAATCGGCGATGTTATTTACATCAACGCGAAAGGAAAAATTTCCGCTGATGGCGAAAGTTGTTACGGGAATATCAACCCAAGAAAGATCGAAATAGACGACCAGTTTTAATTTCTATTCAGGAATTTTTCAATCAAAGAAGAAGAGCGTTTTTCGAGGCGCTCTTTTTTTATTTCTAACTCTGTAACTTTTTCCTCTAGATCTCCAATCTTTTCAATTGCCTTAAACATGATCTGATCTTTGACTGTGTTCTGATGTAACAAACTCACGCACATCTCCGCGACTTCTTTGTGATTTTTATTATTTAAAATTTGCCGGCTGTAAACCTCAAGCAAAAAATCTTTTTCAGGCTTTGAATCAATGACAAGCCAATCCAGAAACTCCATAAAAATTTGCTTCTTTCTTTCACTATGCTAAAAAAACAGGAAGTCGTCGAGGATTAGGAAAATGCTAAAAAAATTTCTTGATGTTCTTGGTCGCCCTTTTGTTTATAAATCCCCGACCCACGAAGAACTTTATGCAAAGAGTTTGCGGCAATATCCGAATTGGTATTTGCGACGAATGGCGGGGACGACCCACACCTACAACAAAGATACGCTGATTAAATTGATATTATTGAATACAATAAACACAAAGGAAAAGGTCTAATGGAATTTACTGAAGAAATGCTTGACGTTATCGAAGAGGTTAAAGGCGTTCGAAACGTGAATTATTGGGATGGACGTTGTGAGCAACGCTATAAGGCAAAACAAGAAAATTCAAAAAAACCTGACTCAACCACAACAAAAGGTTAAACTCTAATCAAACCTTCATTTTCAACTCATGGCAATTAGAGGACAGGAAGGCTCAGTTAAATTCAAAAACGCCGCCAGTTCTGTGGCTGCTGTTGCTGGAGTTCAAAACTGGAGCTTTACCGAAGAAAAAGAAACCTACGAAACAACTAAGCTAGGAGACACCGCAAAGTCTTTTATTGGTGGCTTGACTTCAGGAAGTGGCTCGCTTGAAATGCTTTATGAAGCACCCGGCGCATCGACTGGAGCTGGCGAAATTATCGTTGAAGCGTTGACTGCTTCCGACCCTGCTGACGCAGCGTTTGAACTTTATCTTGACAGCACAAGAAAGATTGGATTCAGTGGAATCATCACAAGCGTAGATTTCGGCGCAACAACAAACGAAGTTGAAACTTGCTCTGTGAACTTCCAAGCTTCTGGCGCGATCACTAACTCCGTTACAACCTAAACAGTCTTTCTTGTGTAGAATTATCTTATTAAGATAATTTTTTCATGGCAACAAAAAAGACAGATCAAAGGGCGGCTGATATTTTATCGGCCGCTTTTGACATGAATAGCCGTCGTAAATATGAACTAATTATCGACGAGAAACATTTACTAGATTTATATTTCAAACCTATTACTCGCGCCGACCGTCTTGCTGTTCAAGGCAGGGCAGGGACAGACGAAGCTATCAAAATGTCAACTTATATGCTGATCGAAAAGGCGGAGCTGGAGGACGGAACGAAGGCTTTTTCTATTGGCGAAGTTGCAGCATTGCGCCGATTACCTGAACAGATTTTAAATGAATTAGAACTGTTTCTTTTTGGAGTTGACGAAAATGGAAACGCAACAATTGAAGAAGCAAAAAAAGACTAAAGGCGGAGGACTGGCTCAACTTTGAATTAATGCTTGCAACTGAATTGGGGATGACCCTGAGCAGATTAAGACAAGAATTAACAGATGAGGAATTGGTTTATTTCGCCGCTTATTATGAGCTGAAAGCAGAAAGAGAAGAAGCCGCCATGAACAAAGCGCGGCGCAAATAAAAAGCTCTCAGCATGGGGAAACTGAGAGCCTTTCATCTGTCCATCGCCTTAGACATCAGAGCCGTATCGCTGGCTCCTCCCTCAAAGTAACTATTTTTACAAAAAGAAACAAGTGCTTGCTTTTTTGCCAATCTTGCTTCTGCTTCTGTTTGCTGTCGTTCTATGTTTCGACAGTGAGAACATTTGCACTTAGGTAGATTCATTTTCATCTAATACCTTTTCTAGTTCCTCGGCCTTTTCCGCGAGTCCTATGAAAAGCCCATGTTTCGGATGCGTCGGCAAGTGACGCTGGTCCAAAACATAGAGGCGTTCCATTCTTAACATCCTTTCATTTTGAACGAACCATTCCTTCGTAGACATTTTTTAAAGCCATAGAGGACTAAAGATAAATCAAAAAATTAACTTCGCCAATTACTTCGCCTAATAGGTGACGCGGAAAGTTTCGCGACGGCTGTCTCCAGTTTATTGATTCTCGAAAATAGCTCCCGAACGTCGCGCTCCCGGCGTTGCGTAATGTTTGAAATTGCCATAAGAACAATCGAAACAGAGGCGCCTATGGTTGCAGCAATGATTTCATTCATTTAATCTAAATAAGATTAGATTTTTATTATGACCGAAGAAATCAAAACAGACGAGTCAAAAACAGAAGAGAAAAAAAAAGATAAAGGAGTCCTCGGGAAGCTTCAGGAGATCACCCCAGACAAAGATGAACAGGTTGCATTAATCGGAGTTGCTGTTCGTTTGGGGATTGTCATTTGGTCCGGATTTATCTTGACTCTTGCGTACGTTGATTTGCCCGGATTTCAAAAACAAAACTTCGACCCGACTTTTATTGCAAGTATTTTCACATCAACTCTTACGGCCTTCGGCGTTCAGGCAGCATCTAAAAAAGGAAATGGTGGCGGAGTAACAAAAGAAGAAATCGAGGCCATGATGGCAAAAAGCAATACGCAACAAAACGAGCAGGTCATTAGAGTACAGACACCTTTAACCATTAACGGGGCCGAAGTCGTAACAACTCCACAGACAAAAGTCGATCCACTCACTCAACGGCCCATCGATCCACAAACAGGAAAATTAGTATGAAAAAAGCCCTTTTAATTCTGCCTTTTCTTTTGGCAATAGCACCAAGTTCAAAAGCAGACCTACATCATAAAATTACGGCTTCAACTCAGCTAACAGTCAACGCGGCAGCAACTCAAGCCACCCGTTTGGGTTCAAGTTTTTCGATCAGCGGCAACAACATAGACACAACTGATGGAACGACCGCCGGCACTGTTTCAGCGGGAACAATAACTTCAGGTATTTATTCGCCGGGCACAATAGCCGCAACCCAAGACGACCCCGGACAGGCGTTTTCCTTCAGTTCTACATATAGTCAGGCGGACGCTATCCCGACAGCAGCTCCAAGCATCGGAGCTGTTCCAAACTTTTCCAACGTAACTTCTACTGCTGCGGGATCTGCCGGTTCGTTAGCGGGCACAATATTAAGCGACGGAGCGATTACTCTCACAGCGGGCGGGGCGGGAACAACAGCGATAGGCCAAGTAATAACAGAATTAAGCGTTGACTGATGCACGTCCCTTTGTTAGTTGCTTTTATTGCTGTTATTATTGTCGCCACATTTAACTTTTTAATGTGGAAACATTACATGGACATTCATAAATAATGAAACGGATTTTCTTGTTGTTGTTTGTATTTAATGGCCCTTGTTTTGCCGGGGCTGTTATCCCAAATTTTCAGCAAGGAGTTTTACAAAATCACACCGAGACTTCCAGCGTTGTCGTGGAAAATATAAAAAGTTTTGACTTTCGTAATGGATACCAGCTAACAACGGGGGGTATGAACATAACACCTTCAACAAATAATGTTGCCCCAACAGGTTACACAACAAACACTCAAACAGTAGAAGGAGTTAGCACGACAATCACGACACCAACTTATGAAACGAGGCCAACTTATAACATTGTTGATGAAGGCGCGAGCTGGAATTATTTCGAAACGCTAGAAACTGGCGGGCTTTCTAATTTTACAGAAATAAATAGAACTACCACCATCGAAAGTGTTAGCGACTCGACAAGTACATTTAGCCAGTGATTAGGGGTCTTAAATATACTTTAGCAATTGCTTTTGTGTTATCAAATATTTCCAACAAGGCTTACGGCAACACGGTTAACACGACATCAAATTCTTCTGGCAGCGTTACGAATCAATCTATTCAAGTGGTCCCCTCTAGACAGTTTTCAAGTTCTGTTGGCCCTGCTATTCAGTGTCAAGGAAGCACCTTGAATATCAATCCATTTGTGCAGACTACAAATTCTTATGGTGAACCCTACGAGCCAACCTATAACGAACCCGTGTACGATTTACAAACAAATGACGATGGCGCGTTAATTAATCCCGGTTCGATTCTTTACTACAAACCCGTTAGAACAGGCCAGAGATCTAACAACATGTCAATCTCATCAGGAATAGCGATGACCTTTGCAATTCCATTAGATCGGGAACAAATAAGGCTCTGCAAAGCTGCGATGAAAAAACAAGTTCAATTATATGAACATTCACTCGAATCGAAAAAATTAAATTATCACGCGTCAAGAATTAACACCTGCGCCAAGTGGAAAAAAGAAGGCGTTTTATTAACTGAAAATTCTCCTTTGTTTGGTCTGTGCCAAGATGTTAATCTTGTTAATCCTCCGAATACTTTGCCCGATCAC